CCAGCATGTGCCTTAGCACAGCCCCATTCACTGCTACTGTTGTCATTAACAGTGGCAAAGGGTTCAGTACTTACGATGATTTTGGAAGATCGAAGTACGCGGATACCATGCTTAGCTATTATTTGGTTGAGCACGGTAAAGGAGAACCAGGTGATTGTGGGGATCCTTACCTAGCAGGTGAGGATTGCCCAAGACCACTATTAGGCATTCATATGGCCAGGTTGGGCAATGACGCAGTCATTGTTCCTATATTTGCTGAAGATAGAGACGGATGTTTTCAGGCAGCTGCCCCAGAGGCTCTGAAGACAATAGATCCGTTTGATAAAGGCGGGCCAAACATTCCAGGAGCTAAGAGATTGGGAGGATACACGGGGGCCCCTCAAGTGGCTCCGTCATTCTCTAAATATGAGCTTTTGTTGCCTGGATTGGCAGCTCAACTCCCACCCACGGAAGTGAAAGTTAAGCCTAATTTAAAACGTGTAGCTACTTTGAACAGGAATGTCGCTACCCATAATAAGGCCCAAACACCTTTACTTCAAGACCCATTTGACGTTATGACGTCTCCCGGATGGTCCAAGGGATTTAGTGGAGTGGAAGAGGTTTGTAAGGTGCTTACTTTTGAGGAAGCGCTTTTTGGAAATCCCGCAGTTGGCCTCGAGTCTATGGCTTCGAGGTCCAAGTATGTAGGATGGAACCTTCCAGGTTTGAAGTCTGAGTATGTGGACTTTGAGAAAAAGACATACAACCCAGTGCTCAAGAAACGTGTTGAAAGTTACTTGAAAGCAATCACTAAAGAACCTTTAACTCCTATGTGTGCTCAATTTGCCAAAGATGAATTGTTAGACAGGGAGAAGGTTTATTGTGACAATCCCATGGCCAGAATTATAAATGGTCATGATCTTGCATTCAATATAGTTTTGAGAATGTTCACTGGAGATTTGCACCACAAAATGATCAAAGGATGGAGCAAAGGTAGTACTGCCTTAGGCATTGACCCCCACTCAGTGGATTGGGCTGCGCTCAGGGCGAAAGCCTGCAGATTTCCAAACATCATAGCAGGCGACATTTCGAAACAGGAAGCGACAACATCTAGAGTTTTCTCCCAATCATACCGTCAAATGGTTGAGGAACACTACAACTATACTGACGTGCAGAGTAAGCAATGGTACAATCTTGCAGAAAGCTTGAATGGTTATCTCTTTATCGCTTACGGAGGCGTCTATGAGACCATAAAGGGCCATAGCTCAGGCCATTATGAGACGGCTAATTTCAACTGTTTTATGGTTTGGGCTGCTCACAAGTACATATTTGAGCGTTTAATTGAAGACCTTGAATTTGAGGACCATGTGTCTCTGATTGTGCTTGGTGATGACAACACCGG